GACCCCCTACAACGCGACGATAAATCGTTTCAAATCCTGCAATTGCCCGCGTTCCCATATGCCCGGAAATTGCGATAAGTATTGCGGAAACAGTTTCGGAAAGGTTCGCACCTTTGCAGAAAAAGAACGTCAAAAGACCGGCGAAAGTTGAAACAATAATGTCGAAAATAAGTTCTTTCGGCTGGAATTTCTTTTTTCCGCTTCGAAGTGTCGTAATGTGATTCACAACGCCGCCCCAAATTGAAAGAAAGACCGTCGTTATATACGGCATAAACTGGCGGAGCCATTCGACAAATAGCGCCGTATTGTTCTGGTCTTTTTCGGGCATGTTCGAACGTTCCATAATTGATTATCGCATTTAAGGCGAATGATACCCGCATTTAACACAAAATGGAACAAACAGGCAAGAAAAAGCCCGGCGCAATGGCCGGGCTTGTTGTCGAATAGCCCCGCGAAGGGCTACCGGGGCAGGTTAGGCGGTACGCCAAACACGCGCGCCCTTAACGCCGTTTTCTTCGACGCTGCGAACGACGAACTTACGGGTTTCGACCATGACGGGCACGACTTCGCCTTTCTTGTTGGTCTTGGTCGAACCGTCTTCGGCGGGCACGGCGTAACGGGCGGTTGCGCTGGAAACGGTTGAAGCCAGCGACTTAGCGGCGTTCGGCTTGCTTTCGTCGTTGGCAACGAAGAAGCTTTGGCCGACTTCCAGTTGGTCGAACGGATACACGTTGCCGCCGCGACCGCGACCGGAAATCGTAGGAACGGGAATGCTGTCTTCAATCTTAAACATGGTTTTCACCTTTTCAGTTTTGCCGGTTTCGGCGGTTGCGGAAGTTGCTTCGGAAGTTGCATTGTTGCCGACAGTTGCGCCGCTGTCAAGGCTTTCGATACCGGCTTGCGTTGCGCGGGTTGCGACATAGCCGTTATCGTCGGTCATAGCCGGATTGATTTCGACCAAGCCAGCTTCGACAAGCGGGGCATAGACGGATTCAGGAACAAACATGCCGTTCGCGCCAGCGGCGACGATTTCAGCAAGGCCGATAACGACAACGGCGGTTGCGGCGGTCTTCTTGCCTGCGGATTTCTTGGTAGCCATTTTCAAAACTCCTTCGAAGAGTTAAGTTACTGCGGTTAATGTCGCGTTGTGCGACGGTTTGAATTCTACGCCATTGCTTCCGGTTGTCAAGCGGTCAAAGCGAAGAATTCGTAAATTTTTTCGGCTTGCCGTATTCAGCTTCGCAAACCTTCGCATAAGTGCCTTCGTAGTCCGGCCAAAGGCCCGACTTTACGTTTTCGCAATATGAAGTTTCTTCCTGTTTCGCGTCTTCGTAGTCGAAATGTCCGACAATCCCGAACAGCGCAACAACTGCGACGGCAATAAGAACGGTTTTCGCTTTCATGTGGGCAAGCCTTTTTCGTTGAACATGCGATGATGTTACGGCAACTTCGGTTGCTTGTCAAGCATTACGGCGACATTTTCGACGCCTTCGCGTGCGACCTGTTGCGTTAGAAGAATTGCGTTTTGTAGTTCGATAAAGTTTCGGATTATCGGATTGTTCGGCCCTGTTACGATTTCCGAAAGGTCAATAAGGTCTTGAAGCGCGTTATATTGCGCCGTTAATTGCTGATACATGACGGCGGAAGCGCGCAAGACGTTAAACCATTCAGGCGCTACGCTTTGTTCGGTAAGAACAAGTTTCGGCGCTTCGAAGTCTTGCGTATTGATTGCAAGAACATTCCCGTCTTCGTCTTTGACCAACCAATAACGTTCGATTTCGTTATGTTGCATTTTAAGCCCCTTCAAACATAAATAAACATTCTACGCCAGCTTCGATAAAAATTCGTTCGGCTTCCTGCGCAGATTCGCGCCAGTCTGGCGATATGTGCCCACAATAGGCGACAACGCGGCTTATCCCGGCCCGCGCTATCTTTTCGGCGCATTTGTCGCACGGAAACAACGGCGAAACGTACAGGGTATAACCTGCGACCGATTCGGCGTCGTGAGTTTGGCGCAATGCGTTATCTTCGGCATGGATTACGACCGAATGTTGTTCGTCGCGCGTCATGCGCAAAAAGGCTTCGTCGTCAAAGCCGCGCGGCGGGCCATTGTATCCAAGCGACGCAATCGACCTATCAGGCCGAACGATAACCGCGCCGATACGCTTTCGCGGGCCTTTCGACCATGCGGCGACGTGTTCGGCCATTTCAAGAAAGCGCGTATCCCATTTCGACAGGCTGGCGCGGTCAGTATAGATTATCATACGGCAAGCCCTTTTCTTTGCGCATACGAATAACCGTTGCGCGTTCGACAAGTTCGCGCATCTTTTTAGCCTGCCGAACTTCGTTGTATTTCAGTCTTGCGGCGTTGCAAAGCGCCGCGATTGCGATAAGCCAACAAATCGTCGAAAGCATGATGATTACCCCGTTTCGTTTAGTTGGTTCAAGTTTCGTATAAGTTCGAAGCTTTGTCAAGTGCTACGTTCGAACTTTTCCCGTTGCGTCGCACATATCGCAATCGTGCCAATCATTCGGCCCGGTTTCGTAGCCTGCGACGCCTTGGCACTTCGGGCAAGTTTCGACGCAAGGCGGGCCGTTGGCACGCATCAAAGCCGCGATAAAAAGGCCAATGCCTGTTCCGATTGAACACCAAATAAAAGCGGAAAGGGTAAAGATTTGTTCGAACATTGCGATAACTCCTTAGTAATAGTCCGGTTCGTCGAAATAATCGTTCTTCGCGTCGTCCATTGCGGCATATATTGCTTCTTCAATGGCCGTTTCGTCGCGCTTTGAAAGGCGCTCGTAAATCCAATCGGCGGATTCTTTCTTACGCAGCGGGCGACCTGCGATTTCAACAATTGACCAATCTTCGAAGTAATCCGACATTAGCCCTACGTCGGGTTCGGCACGGCAAGCCGTAAATTCTACGGTAATTTCCAACCCGCCCATAACTTTTACAGTTGCTTGCATGGCCGTAACTCCTTTGTTCGTTTCGATGGTTCAATGATACGAACAAACTTCGATGCTGTCAAGCCTTCTTCGCAACTTTCTTCGGTTGTTCAAAGTTCGTTGCTTTCTTCGTTAGCGACAAGATGCCTTCGACGCTGGAACGCTTGCCGACGAACACGTTTCGCGGCTGGCATTCGCGATACAACAAAAATTCTTTGTTGTCGTATCCGCCTTTTTCTACGATGAAACAACCGCCTTCCTTTGCGATTGTCTTTGCGTGTTTAAGCTTCGTTAAGTCTGCATAAGCTGCGACCATGTTACGCCCCTTATCTAAAAACCCGGCGTAATGCCGGGTTGTTTGGTTGTCTATTTATTTGTACTGACGCGCCAAAAACGCCTTTTCTTCGTAACCGAACAAAGTTTCTTTAGTTTCGTAATGTTCGACAACTTCGCGCCAAATTTTTTCACCCGAACCTAATTCTGATTCCGAATGCCATACATAGCCGTCTGAAAGCTTCGGGCCTTTCATAAAAGTTTCAACTTCTGCAACTGTTCCGCATTTCTTAATAAACTTGTTCATTTTGATTTCCTTCAAAGTTCGTTGTTGATGCGTTCATTATATACGAACAAAACACTTCGTCAAGAACTTTTTTCAGAATACGTCAAATATTTTTCAATAACTGCGGCGGCATCTTCCCAACTATAGCAGACAATCCAGCCGAAGCCCTGCGATTGTACGAACGCGCCGAATTCGGCTTGGTCGTCGCTTACGCCGCCTTTCGACGTTGCCTTTACGGGCTTTTCGGCGGGCTTCTTCATTTCGATGTAAAGGCCAGACCATACGCCACGGCGCACCGGCAAGCAAATATCGGCGACGCCAGTTCGCACGCCTTGCGCCTTCATTTGCGAACCCCGGATAGCGCGCGACTTGGCATCGTCGCCCCGGCTTCCGCCGTTGGGTATATGGTGCAACCAACGAAGTTCGGGCCAGCGTTTGACCTGCAACGCGGCCCAAGCGAATAAGGCAGTTTGGTGCGCCGCTTCGGTTCCTGATTTTGCCAATGTTTCGGGCGTCATTTCAAACTCCTTACGGCAATTTAAAACGGTCGCGGCATGGTGCGCAAGCGCCGCCAACCAAGCGCCAAGAAGGTTCCCTGCACCGTTCGCATTCGCCGGGTTCGCCTTTTGGTATCTGCGCAGCCTTGCGCCGAATTTCGGCAATGTCTGCGGCTTCTTGAACTTCCATTCGTTCGCCTGTTACGTCTGCAATATCTGCCATTATAAAGCCCCTTTATTTATTCTGTAAATTGTCGCGTTTGTACCGAAAAGTTCGTTTGCTTCTTCGGAACCAAGCTTGCGCAACAAACCTTCGGCTTCCATTTGCGACAATGCTTTTTTAATACCTGCGGTTGAACCTTCGGCATCCTTTTTAAACGTCGCTACGTTAGCAAGCCGTCTTTGAACATAAGCGTAACCAATACAACCGGCTTCGCGAAGCTTCGCGCCTTGTGCGTCATACTTGATAACTTGCGCTTCTTCCATTTCGAAAAATTCAACAATGGTTCGCTTTGTATGCGAAACCTGTTCTTTGTCATTCGACAAAAGCGGCTTAATTTTGTTCGGTTCAAGCGACGCATAGAACAACGAAACGTCGTCATTATTGCCAAGTCTGCGAACTTCGTAACCCGCTTCGCCGTGGTCAATTACGACAATTCGTTTCGGCTTATAGCTTTCGGCCATCTTGCGCAACATGCCCACATTGAACCCCGGCGCAACAGGAAACGCCTTATATACCGGAACGCGGCTTGCGGGTTCCATTGCTTGCGCATGGCGCATAAATTCGCCGCCTACTGGCGACGGTTCAAGCCAAACAGCGTCGGCGGGCTTTGCGGTTTCGTCTTTGGTTTCGACTTCTTCGTTCATGTTCAATACTCCTTCGTTAAGGTTCTTCAAGCGTAGCCCAAGCCGGGCAGATTGTCAAGCGTTAAACGTAAAATTCTTAAAATTCCTGCCGTTCTACGGATAGAAGGTCGAATATAGTAGTTAAGTCGTTGATAAACATAGATATATAATATATATAGAAGATATAATAGTAAATAATAGAAAGTATAATATAAGGCTTTTTGGGGCTGGCTGCGCGGGTTCAGGGTCTAGGGGATGCTTATATTTTAGGGGGAACCCTGCAAATTGTTATAGCCTATTATATCCCCTTTGGAATCAACAACTTAGGCTTGATAATGGGGCGCTATACGCTATTATATCCAACGTTTAAGACTTTAACGTTTAACGATGATATAAAAAAGACCGACCTTCGTTGCGGAAAGCCGGTCGATTGCTGCGGTTCAATGTGGGCAGGCAAGCCCCATTCCGGGCCTGCGGTTCGCATAGACGCGATACGGTGCGCTTCCTTCGCTTCGTAACTTCGACGACTTGGCGG